TTGATTCCAGACAACTCGCCCGCACATTCGCGAAGTATGACTTCGTTGCCGGCGTCAACGGTGACGTTCTCGGTGCAAATGTTAGCCGAGGCCCAAGAGATTGAACCCGCTGACATCCTCATCGGAATGGTGGTTGGATAAGTAGGCTCAATCAACCCAGAATCTGTTGGATTTGTCCACTTGCCAGAAAACGTCCAGCTTAACTTTACCATCCGGCCCGTTGGTAGGCCGATAGTGAACGTGCCCATGCAACCAGAAAGCACGCGGAACACTCCGTCAACAAAGCCGCCAATAGTGACCGTGGTTACGCCGTCCGTCCCTGGGCCGCGTGACACTGGGGAGAAGGTTCCCGCTGTATTCACAAATCCGCACGCCGGAAGCAGCACGCTGGCCCACGCTGGGATTGCAGAGCCATCATAGTAGCATTCGGTCGAGAACGAAGCTGTACCGCCACGTTGGCCGGGTACGCTTGACTTATAATTAAATCCGCCCTGGCCTTCGCGTTCTTCCATCGTGATGTTTGGCTGAATAGTCAAACCCATCACGTTGTAAACGGCTTCGGCTGCGGTCAATGCCTCAGCGGTGCCGATGACACCTTCGAGCTTTGCGGCGAATACTGATCTGCGTCGTAATAGTGGCATTTATTAGGTTCCCTTGGCTTTCGCTACTGTTCCTTGTGCTCGTAGTAAAACGAGCCTTGTTCGTCGTTCAATTTGTTTTTTTAGTTCGCGTTCAATCTTTTTTTGAATCTGCGGCGTCATTGATTGCCCAACAAAAACACCCCACGGCGATACGCCTTTAATTTTGATAATTGGCAAACGCGATTTACCGGCCCTGACAAAAGCGTTGCCTCTCCAACTGACTTTTATTGCGGTTGGTGTCGGGCCTTGAAACGCTCCTTTAATAAGCTTTCGCCCGCCCTTTTTGCTGATCTTGTAGGTCACGCCCTGCTTGTTTTGCCGTGGGCTAAACTCTCGAAACGATATGCGTTTTTCTTTCTTGAGCGTTACCGTCACGACTAGCTTCGCAGTGCTAGCTGGCGAACCAACTTTGATTGGCTTTTCTGCTATTTGCTTTTTGACTGCCAGTTCTTCTCGGATTACCTTGGCGATCTCTCGCCTTGCCATTTTGCCCGTCGCATTTATTGCAACGGCAACTTCCTTTGGCAGCTTTTTCTGTGCTTCGCCTAACGCTTTGCGAAGTGATTCAATGCCTGCCGACGGTGACGTTATTGAAATCATCCTCGCACGTTAAACGGGTTGTCTTCATCGACTCGAAACGTCGTCGTCATCGTTACCTTCACCCCTGCAAAAGCTCCGTTGTCGTCCGTGTGCTCTGCAACGCCTCCGAAGGCACTGTTGATTGCCTTTTCTCCCCACTTCCACCAGCCAGGAATGCCATCGCAGCAAGCCTTTACAATTTCCGAATACGCACGATTTTTGTATGTGTCAACCGGCGTCGTGTCCGTATCACTCGGCTTGATTAGCCCGCATATCTCAACTTCCATGTCCCAGGCTTTTGCAGGCGGATTCCCTGGGCAACTAAGCTCCTCGTTCTGCACCAGCGAAACCAAGTTCACAATCAACGTGCCATCTTTCGGCTGCCATGTTCCAACGCGGGTCGATCTCTGAGTATCGCTCGCGTAAGTCAGTAGCCTTGTCTTGATCGCGGCTAGTATTTGTTCCGAAATTGGTTCTGGCATTACATCACCGTAAACCGCAAAACTCCACCGCTTTGCGAGAGCACCTGACCGACTGAATAAGTCTTTGGGATCACTTCGCCAATCTTCCTGACAAACGAAACATGGTCACCACCTGTATCGATCTCGTTAGAACTAATTCCAGACCGGCAGGAGTTGTTTACGCGAACGACAAACTTAGGGATAACCGTGTTGCCCGCCGCGTCGAAAATTGCAGGAGGTTCGCGTTCGATAATGGCAAGTATCTCTCGCGAACCTCCCAGCCTGGCACGGTATACGATCGCTTCTCCGAACTGCTGTAACAGTCCAGGGAACGCACTTGCGGCGAAGTGTGAATCAAATACCGTTGCCATAAAAACCTGCTTAGGTCGTGATGTTGCTGAGCAGGTGGCCCGCTTCGGGATACAAGACGACTTCGGCTACATCGTGACGAACTCGGATCACGTTTCCGCGAACGACTTCATCCCGATAGCTTTCGACTGTGCCGCCAACCGACGATCCGTCATCCGACCAGTGGAACGTCCGACCGAGGCACGGATCACGCATGTCTGAGCCGGTAGCAATCTTGCAAACCATTGCATACTCACCCGACCAAATTTGCGTCGGCGTTGCGGCCTGACCTTCCTTCGATCCGTTCTTGCTGGTGCCAGCGACGATAACGTAGTCAAGGTCGAAAGCTGCCTTTAGCATTTCCACGGTGACGTCGGATGCCTTCGCAGACTGACCGGCTCCGCTAGCCTCGATACGTTCGATGACCTGAGCAACATTGCGAAGGTTTCTAAAAACCTTCTTGCTAATAATCAGTGCATTGGCCCACAGTCCAGAGTTGTCGTAGATCTTCTGTACCGCAGCTTCAACGTCCGTCAGGGGCACCGCATTAACTGCGTCGTCCCATTCGTTGGTAATGGCCGTGGTTAAGGCTCCACCCGTCCAAACGGCGGGATTGAAGACAGCATCGGCTACCCGTTGTTCAGCGTTCCGCAGAACGGACGAGAACGCGCGAAGCGTGCTGATTTGCTCGGCGTCGAAGTACTCGGCGTACATCTTTGCTTCGCGATCATCAACGGGTTCTTCTGCCCCGTGTTCTTCGGTCGCATAGACCGCAGTGATGAAGTTAAACTCGCCGCGTGCATACCCGCTGCCGGGTGCCCGTCGGGTGTTGCGTTGCTGCAACAATTCTTCAATCGGAATCTTGCCGAATGTTCCGGCTTGCGAGGCAACATTGATAACCGGAAAAACTTCGGTTGCAATGTAGCCCGCTTTTTCGGACTCAAGATCGAACTCAAGGAACGTTGCGAGGTCTGGTCGCAGTGTGGCTAGTGAGCCGGTTGGACTTGGCATAGTGCTTTACCTTTTCCCCAGGCAAAGCAAACGGATATAAAAGTGGCTGGGTTTCGTCGGTAGCTACTCCGACTCAACCACAACCACGCCTGGGGATCGATTAAGCCGTCGCGACTTGGCCGAAGATTGGATAAACTTCGATGACGTCGTTGTTGGCAGTGGCCGCTTCTACTGCAATTCCTTGCAGGAATGAAGTGCTTGCGGCTGCGTCGGAAATTTTGCCTGCTGCTACGGAGTAAACCAAAGCACCAGCGGCAATCGACTTCGACGCGACCATCTTTACTGTGCCTTGCTTGCTTAGCAGAGCAACGGCAATCTCATCACCTGATACTCCATCGCGGGTTGCGATGCCGATGGCCCGGGTAGCGAGAACTGCTACCGCTCCACCGGCGGTCACTCGAAGGTTCTGTGCTACCGTTGCCGTTAGCGTGATTGTCACGTAGCCGGAATCGTTGTATTGACTCATTTTGTTTGGCTCCTTGGCCGCTTATATGTTGGGTGGATTAGCTGTTGGCTTCGGTCAGCATCGCTTGACGCAAACCAGGGTTGTTTTTGTTAGCCATCGAAACGGCTCGCACCTTGTTACCGCCGCACTTTGGCAAGCAGGAATCAATTGCGTTGTTCCACTGAACCGATGCGGACGGGGCACTTCTCGCACTCTTAGCGATTGGCTTGACACCGCTGCGGGCTTTGGCTTTGGCAGCGACTTCTTCGTCGTCCATTGCTTTTGCCTTGGCCATCATTTCATCATCCTCAACTTCGACTTCCATTGCCGATGGATCGGCAGGAGGTTCAACCGGGGGTTCCATTGCCTTGGCAAGTTGAGCCTTTAGCGATTGGTTTTCTTCGTCCATCGCTGCGAGTGCTTCGCTGAGAACGCTTGCCATTGGCAATTGTCGCTTGACGCACTTCAGGACGAACTCGGCTTTCGCACGAGGGAAAGCCGCTTCAATTTCACTGATTGAAGCTGCGACGGGAGTTTGCGATTCGGACATAGATTTTCCTTTTGTCGGTTCGCGTTTATCGCCAGCTTCGGAAGGCTCGCCACACAGCGAACGCAAAACTCCTTGCGGCATGTTCTTCACTTTTGCAACGGCAAGCATCGGTGCGTTACGCGCCGGGGCGATGCTATTTACATATCCATTTGCCAAGGCAGTCTTGGCGTTAATCCAAGTCTCGGCATTCATTACCGATGTGATTTCTTGCTCACTCTTTCCGGTCTTGCCCGTGTAGGCCGTGACCATCGAAGCCTTAAGCATCGTCAACACTTCCGCAGCCTGGGTATGTGCCGCGTTATCTCCCGCGACTTCCATGTGCGGATTGTGAATCATCAAGTATCCGTTTTCAGTGATCTGCACGTCGTCAAACGCCATAGCGATATGCGAGGCAATCGAGAACGCTGCCGACTCAATAATCGCCCGCTTTGGTCCGGCGTAGGCTTTGAATGCGTCGTACAGTGCTAGTCCATCGGTTACCACGCCGCCCTCGCTGTGGATGCGGACGACGAGCGGTTGCGACTGATCCATTGCATCAAGTTGGCTCTTAATATCGGATGCCCGGCAATCTTCTCCGATGACTCCGTATAGCTTGATTTCGTTAGGCATCTTGCGTCACCTCGCTGGGCAGGGAGTCTACTTTTCCGTCCGATACGTCCTGGACAAGCAGGTCGATGTTTTTGCCCGACATACCGATTGATTCCAGGAACACACGGGCGGCAACTTCGGTGATCGTTCCGGCGATTAGCTCGTCCAGTGTTCTTTGAATTGCCTTTCGGTTCCGCGTGTACTGCTGGGTCGACAGCCCGGCGAACTCACCGCTAGGAGCGACCGCCGTTGCGTCAGCCGAGGCTGCGTTTTCTTGTACCGCAATCATTGCTGGATCTTGCAACGCAAGCGTCTGCCCTTCCGGCATCGGTAGCGAAACAAGGTCACGCCACGTTAGGGGAGGGCTTGCTGGATTCTCGATATTGAACTTCGCGGCAGCCTTGGCTCCGTTTGTGATCGCGTAGAGGTTGTCTTCAACAATCTCTTCGGATACTTCTTCCCAGTCGTTGCCACGGGCACTATGGAGCCTACGCGGACTCGTTAGCGAGTTGCGTAGCTGAACAGCGTCACCTTCTGCGTCTGCGACTGGCTCGATGTAGGACCACGTTGGGAGGTTCCAGTTGTGCTTGTATATGTCAATCTTCGGTCGGCTCGTTGCTTCCCGAAGCGAAGCGTCTTGCTTGACTTCGTTAGCAAGCCACCATTTGTAAGCCGGTGCGTGCAACCGCCGAACGAGGTTCAACTGATCAGCAACGAAGCCTTTGCGGGCTTCATCAACAGCACCACGCCACCCGCTGAAATTCGTTTCGCTCCCGTCCATGAGAACCAGGCACAATGGCAAGCCAAAGTTGACGCCGATGACTTGGAGAATCAGTTTTACTTGTTGGAAGTATTCGCTGTTTGGCACGTTGGGAGAGAACCCCTGCAGTTCTTCGCCGGGCTGTCCGATGATTTCCATGCCTGGACTTACGCCCTCAATCTGCCGAGTCCCTGCAATCGTTGTTTCAGTAGTCGAGTTGCCGTAGCCGTCAACGCTTGGCAGTCCGCTTTGCCCCGCCGCCATCTTGCGGAAAACAGCGAAACAGCTAACGACCTGCTGTTGAACCAGCTTTGCAAAGTTGATGTCTTCCAGCATTCCCGAGTATGAGAATATCGGGGCAAGCTGAGTCACGCCGCGAGTCTGCAAAACCCGGTGCGGGTTGTAAACGTGGAAGACTTGGCGAACGTTGTCTTCGTCGCGAACGTCAATCGGCGTTGAATTGCCTTTGCTGCCGAACTCATTTAATTCTTCGGTGATCCAATACTTCAAGCGTTTGCCAAGTCGATCGCGGGTCACCCCAAGGAACGTATCCTCCTCACGCGACTTCGTTTGTATTGAGTGTGATTCGATAACTTGAAACGGACCATCTTCCGTGCCGGTAATCACGATGTCGCCATCGATCGACTCTGCCCGGACGGCGTGACGCTCGATCTCTGCCCAAGTACACTCGCCTGCGATGTCGCACTGGTCGTGGTCGTTTGCAAATGCCTGCCACCGCTCCCATAAGTCTAAGTCGAGCTTCTTGTCGCCGGTCTTCGGGTCGAGCTTAAAGCCGCCTTGCACGATGTTGTCTACCCGGCGGTCGGCAAGGATGCCTACCAGGGCGTCGTTGCGATCCATGTCGCGGGCTTGCTCGATCGCTTCGTAGTATTTGCTTTCCGTTCGGAAGTGATAGTCGGCACCCGAACCCTGAGGTGCAACTCCGGTACGCCGACGAACGAACCGACTTTGACGACTCATGTCGTAGTCGGCACGAATTTCGTCGAACGCGGCTTGCAGTCCTTTTGGCTTTCCGGGGGCACTCATCGAAAGCCCTCCGTTGAAAGAAAGCGGGTGCGGCTCGATGCGTTGCCGTTTGTCGCAGTTCCAGCAACGTAGTCTTGGGCACGCTTTAGCATCGACTCGACGAACGCTTTGCCAATAGATAGGCTCGAGCCTTCGTTACTTGCCGAGTCGGCACGAAGGATAAGCCATCGTTTAGCCGCGGTAATAAACGAACGAGCACGACTAACGCTGCCAACTTCTTCGAAGTCCGCATAGTCGATTAAGTCCGCTTCGATGTCCGCGATTACCATTCCACCATGCTATGGTGATTTTCATCGCATTCCACCTAATCCGATAATCGGTTTAACGGGGCGGTCTTGGTGCGAGCGGGTTTTCAATCATCCATCGAATCACGTCAGACTTTGATCGAATCGCACTGCCGTCCATTAGTACGCAATCTTCGTCTTGCAATCGCCGCATCTTCGACCGCAGTTCCATTGCCTGATCGCGGGTTAGCTTTGTGTCGGCACGTCTGTTGATGTCGATCATGTGAGTAGACAAGTATCCCTCTGTTTCAATTTTGCTTGGCGGAGGCGGTGGAAGCTCGGTAGGCTTGTCAACTGTTGGCCCTTTGTAAAAGTCGTCAACGCTCGGCAGGTTGTTTTTCGCCATAATTTTAATCTTGCCCTTCGGTTGCTTGGTATTCGGTAAGACGCCATTCCGACACTACGCTTTTATAAAAGGGGATTTCGCAGCCTTCTAGTACTTCCTCGAACGACTCGTCCTCAAAAATGCAAACAAAGTATCCTCGTAGGTGGTCAAAATATGCAGTGTGAAATACCGCCGTGTCTGGAATGTCACTGTCCACGTCAATGTAAACCGTGTGTTTGCGGCAAACGATGGCGAAAGCTTGGCCCGTCACTAACCACGCTTTTAGCCTTCTTTTCGGATGATTGTCTTTGGCTTCTGTGTGCATATGCTCTTATCTTTCGGTTGCTAGGAATGGTCGCCCGTGCTGGTTAAGCATGGCTTTTCTCTCTGGTGGTTTTGGCTGTGGTGCAAGTGTCGGTTCGGTTCTCTGAACAAGCCGCACTCCGAGGCACCCAGCCGCCGCACATGCCAACGCGGTAGCGTCCAGGTAATGGTTGTTTCCGTTCATCTCGACCCATTTCCGCACGATGCCTTTGCCGACGACGAACTCCTCCTGCATTTCTTCGGAGAGAATCTGCTGGCTGTACTCGTGGTGTATTTTGCGGTTGCCCGGTGCGGAGAACAAAGACAGCGTGCCGTCGTTTGCTATTTCGTTTTCGTCAAACGTTGGCGTCACGAATCGCTGATGGAGCCATGATTTCCAGAACTCCGTGTTGACGTTGTAGAGCCACAGTTTCTCCGCTGCTTGATTGCTTGCGTAAACCTCGTGAAAGTTCCGCCGGGTGTCGGAGTCCTTCGTGCGGCTAAACCTCCCGTCGTCCCACCCCTTCGACGCCGCAAACGGCACCCCGCACGCCTTGCGGATGAACTCATAGATCGCTTCGGTATAGTCGCCCGCATCGACGAGGCAAAAGTCTAGCCGCCCGTCCGCCATCATGTCGGTTCGCCAGTTCATTAAGTTCGGCACCAGGGCAGCCATCACAACCTTAGAATCAGTGGTTGACGACATGCCGCCGTTGACCATTATCCCGTAGTCAATGATGCTCCCGATCGCGTTGCCGTACCACGCGATCTTGACCCAGTGGGAATTGTATTTGCCAATGTCGAGTCCGACGGTCACGAACGCCGAACTAGCCGGATAAACGCCCCGCAGTAATCCGGTCAACCGCGATCGCACGACCGATGCCGTTAGCCCAATCCCCTGCGGTCCAACCGTTTCGGGAGGATCGTTGTCCGTTTCCGTTGATACTGCTTTCTGCCCAAAGTCAGCAACGCGGTTGTAGTACGACTGGATCGCCGAAAGCTCGAGCGGTTCGCCGTCCGCGTGCGTCTTCTTGCTGTGGCTGTGCTTGTTGCTGACCACGGCACCGCGTTCAATGTCGTCAAGATTGTCACGCCAAAACGCAAACGCGATACGGGCGTCAGGATCTTTGTCACCGTCCCGCATCTTTCGCATGTCGATGTACTGCTCAACTAAATCCATCCGCTCCGGCGGCGTTATCATTTTGCGATACCGGCGACCGTTCCAACTTTGCTTCTGTGTGCGGTCGGTGTACCTGTAGGCGTTGCACTTCCGGTTCAGCGTGGTGCAAAGATAAACCCGTGCGATCCGCTCCGCACTCGCGCCCATGCCGCCGATGTCTTCTTCCAAGATGGTTTCGTTCTTGGCTATCTGCGGGTCGCTGTTTGCCGAGTCCTTGTCTTCCACATCATCGATGATCGCCAGCGTCGGACGATGCGACCGAAACTTAAACCCACGTAACCGCCCCTCGATGCCGACCGCTCCCATGACCTGCCCGCTCGATACTGGCACAATGTCGGCTGGCCAGTGCGGCAATTGGTCGATCGATATGTTTGGCAGTGCGAAGTGTTTGACGCCGAGGTACATCCGCACAAACTTGCCCGCAACGGTCTGTAGCCGTGCGTTTGCCGTCTGCGGTCCCACGGCTTGCAGCGGAACGCCGATCTCGGGGAAGTCCTCTACAAACCGATCGCTCGCCAGTATCCGCTCACGCAGGGCTTTTAGCTCGTCGCTCGATGCGTCCTGGTTCTTGCCGACGATAACCGGGAAGAACGACAGCCCCGCAATCATCAGGCAAAACGCCCCATCCATCGCCAGCGTCGTTTTGCCTTCGCCCCGTGGAGCCGCAATCGCCTGATCGCCGCCGTACTGGGCCGCACGCCAGATTGACCGGAGCATGTCGCTACGGTCTGCCGTGAACGGCTCGAAGTACGTTTCGGGGAAGTACGTCGTCAGCAGTAGTTCAGGGTCCAGGAGGCAGGCGGTTCGTAGTGCGATGTTTTTCGGCACCGGGATGACGACTTCGCGACCGGTCGCCCGCTGTTTGGCCTTGCGGTCGCGGTCGTAGGATTTCTCGTCAAACTTGCTCGCCTGCGACTGCGGCCCCTCCCGCATCGCCGCCATCGCCGCTGCCCGCCTCTCTGGCGACAGACTCGATAAGACCTTGGTCAATCCCAAGGTCGGCAGCGATTGCATCCAATCGATGGTTTCGCTCTGAAATAACAACATCAACTACCTTGTGTTCGTCTTCTTGGTTTTGCTTCTCGGCGGCCATCAACGCCTTCGCCGCCGACGTGATCTCTCGCGGGCTGGAATCCGGCGAAGTCATTACCTGAATTAGCTTCGTTATGATGCCCCGCCGGATACCGGCTGACATTGGCCATCGTTGCTCCACTGCTTTCGCCATCATGCGGGTGTCACGGATCGGCATTTAACTTTTGGCCTAAAAACTTAATTCAATTGACACATCAACCCCCCCTCGCTTTATTTGCCTTACTTGGCCTGGGTACAGTTTTTTGAGTTTTTTGATGCATTCAATTTCCATGCTTCCTGTTCGATACTCCTGACACCCACCTTCATCGAACCAATGCGAGTTTTCCCAGTAGATATGCCTTGCTGCAACAACCCCACCATCCTCTTTTATACACCTGAGGTTGATTTCATAGTCTTCCTTGACTGGGAAGTTTTCATCAAACCTGATGCCGCTTTCGTTGCATATTCCCATGAAACTAGCTGTTACATACGATCGAAACAAAAACGGTCTGTATGGGTAAACAGACCGGCGTGCTGACTGTGTTGCAATTCCCCAGACCCGATAGCCAACACCGCGAGTGACATCGAATAGTTTTTCGCATTCCTTTATCCAAACTTCGGGTTTGATCTTCCTGTGCTTCGCCGTCCTATCCATTAGTTCGACAAATCCGCACGCCTTTACGTCATCATCGACCATGACGACACTGCCGTCATTTACGTTATCCAGTATCCAGTTGCGTGTTCTTGTTATTCCAGCTATCTCGGTTGGAACTCCTACAACACTGACACCAGGATTAAAAGACTCGTAAGCAGCAACTTCTCTGG